TTGAATATGATAACAAGGTCCTGGTAGAATTAATCAATAAGCACTTCCCTGATTGGAGACGTGTTCTCAATGAGTGTCAGCGTTACTCTTCTAGTGGTAAGATTGACCCAGGTATTCTTGCAACCTTTAGTGACGTAAAAGTAAATGACCTTATTAAGCACCTTAAAGAAAAGAATTTCAAGGAAGTTAGGAAGTGGGTTGTCAATAATCTTGATAACGACGCTAGTATTATCCTTCGTAGGATTTATGATTCTTTATATGAATCCCTTGTTTCTGGTTCTATTCCTGCTGCTGTGCTTATCATTGCTAAGTATCAATATCAAGTTGCATTTGTGGCGGATCAGGAAATAAATATGCTTGCTTGTTTGACTGAATTAATGGTGGAGTGTGAATTCAAATGACCTCTGACATCTACAGTAGTACCACAGGACTCTATACTATCAGATTTAAATCTGATATAATTCATGAGGGTATTGAACACATAGAGTGCTCTGAACTTATGGATTATTATAGGGGTAGATATGAAACTATGAAAGATACTGGATGGCCATTTGAACCTGAATACTTGCAAGTAGAAGAGTTCTCTGGTAAATTTTTATTGAAGAAAAAATGAAACATTATAATAATTATTACGTCAAATTTGATGATGACGAACTGCGGCAAATCTTAAAAGAGATTAGCAACGAAGAAGTTAAGGAAAGGATAAGAGGTTCACTGGGAGAGACTATTGACCCCATAGATAAGTTTCACGCAACTATTGCATATTATAATAATGAAGTTTAAAGCACTAGTATTCATCCGACTACGATCACAGGTTGATGACTCACCGGGTAATGCTGTGAGAGATGCCTGTAAGAGATTGTCAGAGTTGGACATCAAGAAACTTAGATTGGGTAAGGTAGTTGATGTTTGGTTAGAAGCAGAGAGCAGAGAGTATGCTGAGAAAGAACTTAAAATGCTATCTGATAGATTTCTTGCTAATGCAGTTATGGAAGACTGGGATTATGAATTAACTGAGATTGAAACTTTCCCTCAAGGTATTGAATAATGCCTCATGAATTTGACCCGTGTGAAGCACCTACAGAAGGTAAAGTTGACAAGTGGGGGTTTACAATTAAACCTACCATATGCGATAATGAAGTTATCACTATATGTCTTAAGAATACCCCTTGTGGTATTGATAAAAAACAAGTAGAACGTATTATTAAGGAGATTGAAAATGAATGTGAAATTGCTTCGGATTATCACTGGTGAAGAAGTCATTGCTGAACTTGTCACCGAAGAAGAAACTTCCATTACTGTGAGGAATGGTCTAGTTGTTATGCCTAATGCTAACGGTGTAGGATTTGCTCCTTGGGCATCAGTCATTAGCAAACGTAAACCGGAAATTATCATTGATCGCAAATTTATTGTGTATATGGTAGAATGTGAGGATAATGTAGTTGAAAAGTATGAAAGTATTTTCTCACCAATTGAAACTCCTAGCAAGAAACTAATTCTTTGAATATGACTAAGAAAATGAAAAAGCATCAAATCAAAACTCATTGGTATTATTGGTTCTGGGGTGTGGCAACTATTGCTGTAGTTTCTGGACAGTTGTTTATTGGTTCTGGATATTATAATATGTCTAAAAGTATTGATAGACTTACTGGCGTATTTTATACTGTTATTGAATGATGAAATCTCTAAAAACTCCTCTTCGTTATCCTGGTGGCAAGTCCCGTGCTTGTCTAAAGATGGACCCTTATTTTCCCGACCTTCGTGAATACAAGGAGTTTAGAGAACCTTTTCTAGGTGGTGGCAGTGTTTCTTTGCATATCACCAAGAAGTATCCACACTTGAAGATTTGGGTTAATGACTTATATAAACCTCTAGTTAACTTCTGGCAGCAACTGCAGATGTTTGGACCAGAGATGAAAACTAAATTGCAAGAACTCAAGTCTAAATACCCTGACCCGGTTTCTGCAAAAGTTTTATTCTTAGAATCAAAGGAGTATCTAAACGATGAATCAAATAATGACGCTCTATGGCGTGCTATCAGTTTTTATATTGTTAATAAGTGCTCTTTTAGTGGTCTCACCGAATCGTCCTCTTTCTCAAAACAAGCAAGTGACTCCAACTTCTCATTGCGAGGAATTGAAAAACTCCCAGGATATTCGCAACTAATTTCTAACTGGAATATTACTAACTATTCATATGACTATTTGATGGACAATGAGGGTGATACCTTTGTTTATCTTGACCCCCCATATGACATCAAGGATAATCTTTACGGTAAGAAAGGTTCAATGCACAAAGGGTTTGATCACGATAGGTTTGCCAAGGATTGTGATGAGTGCTTTATGCCTCAGTTGATTAGTTATAACTCTGACCAACTGGTAAAGGACAGATTTAAGATGTGGAGAACTGGTGAGTTTGACTTGACTTATACAATGAGGTCAGTCGGTGAGTATATGAGAGAACAAAAAGCAAGAAAAGAACTATTACTTTTTAATTATGAAATGTCAAGTAAAACTGTATAAGGCAGGAACTACTTTTACTGAAGAGGTAGTTGCTACCGATTATCAAGATGCACGTAAGGTTGCTCTTCATCGCAATCCTGGTGCTAAAATTGTGAGTGTTACCGCAGTGTTTAAGTGAAAAAATTTATTCGTATTTGGAAGTATAGTCTAGGAAGTTTTTCTGATGACAAAACTCACAGATATGATGACCATGTAATTCTAGTAAGGACTGTTATATTCCTTTCTTATCTCATTACTAATTGTTTTATTATTGCAGGAGTGATTCGACATTGGAACTAAAAGACTGGTTAAACTCAATTAACTTCACCAAGGAGGATTTGTCTGAAGACATAAAATCATATCCTCCATATATTATTAATCGTTGTTTGTCTGGTCATCTTGATTGCGTTATGTTCGCTAATGAGATGAACAAGTATCCTAACTTAGATAAAGATATGCAATATTTATTTTATCTAAATACTTTGAGGAAAAAGAAGAGATTTTCTCCCTGGCTCCGTAAGGATAAAGTCACGGATTTAGAATGTGTAAAACAATACTATGGTTATAGTAATGAAAAGGCATCACAAGCTCTGAAGATCCTGACTAAAGACCAGATTAACTTTATTAAACAACGACTTGATATTGGAGGAACAAAATGACTACTACGGTAGAACCTACGGTCAATTGGTCACAGGACCAAATGGTAGAAGTCTTTTTAAATGAACCAGATGATTTTCTCAAAGTTCGTGAGACACTAACTCGTATTGGTGTTGCATCACGTAAGGAGAAAAAATTATATCAATCTTGCCACATTTTACATAAACAGGGTAAGTATTATATTGTTCATTTTAAAGAACTCTTTGCCCTTGATGGCAAAAGAGCAAACCTTACTGTAAATGATGTACAGCGTCGGAATCGTATTGTTAGATTGCTTTGTGACTGGGGACTTGTAACTGTTTTTGATGAAGAAAGAGTAAGTGATATTGCTCCATTAAATCAAATAAAAGTCTTGGCATATAAGGACAAAGGAGAATGGATTCTTGAGCAGAAGTATAATATTGGTAAAAAGACTAAACCCCAAGAGACGCCAGAATAAATAAAATTGCGATCTTTCGTGCGGTCGCTTCAAAAGTCGGAAACCCCTATAAGGTGGTGTGGTTGTTACTACACCACCTTTTTTCGTATCGTGTATAATTAGTAATGTCAGAGGACAGGGGGGTTATCCTCCCCTTTGACGCTAAGGATGCCTTCGGGGTCCACAAAACACAAACTCGCTTTTAAAGGAGCTACTAAAATGGGAAACCTTGCACGGTATACTGCTGCGGACTTGCCTGCGTTGATGGAACGTATAAATAGAAACAGTATTGGAATGGATGAATATTTCGATAGGTTGTTTGCTCTTCACGAAACAACAAAGAATTATCCACCATTTAATCTAGTCACGGTCAGCAACGTAGAATCGAGACTAGAACTAGCACTAGCAGGATTTAAAAAGAAAGAAGTAAATGTCTACACACAAGACGGAAAACTCTTTGTCGAAGGACAAAAAGAGGACACCGAAACAGAAACCACTTATATCCACAGAGGAATGGCTCAACGATCTTTCACCAGATCTTGGACACTGGCAGAGGATACGGAAGTTAGATCAGTTGAATTTGAGGATGGGTTATTGAGTATTGTTATGGGTAGAATTGTGCCGGAGCATCATCAAAAGAAAGTTTGGTTCTGATTGACATCTGTGCTACAATAGAGGGTGATAAAACACCCTCTTTTTATGGAAGTAATTATTGAAGGTAAAGTTAAAACTGTTTATCAGGGAGATGATGCTGATCGTGTAATTAT